TGTTGCCATGATTGGCTCCTTTCTCTCTGATTGTTTATGATGAATATTAGCATGATTGAAAGGATTAAGCAAGTGAAAAGTGAACTTTGTTTTGCCTATCTGCCACACTGTCTCAACCCTCTCTGTTTCTTTGATACACTCATTATATAAAATTTGAAAGGATTAAGCAAGTGAAAAATAGACTTGACACTACATTTGTTACACACGCAAAAGTTGCAAGACCTTCAAGAAATACAACTATAGGTTGTGCTGGCGCTAGCACTCGAACAATCACTTTTCGACTTTCTACTGGCGCTTGCGCGCTGGACTTGCCATTCTACTCGTATTAGTTGACAATCCACTTTGACTTTCTACTTGACAATCGCCTTTCCACTCTGTTATAGCATGGAATGTACGATTTTACTTGACAAATGCCGCCAGCGGGCCCGGGGGCCCCGTAAGTGTTTGATTTTAAATGAAAAAGGGGCTTTTTTGCCCCTAAAAAAATATTTGTATAAAAGACATGCTGTCTTCAATGATAAAAGGTAATATCAGTGTAACCAAAGATAGAGCTTCCATAGCTTCCCCCTAACAATCAGGATCAAAGTCATGCCATTCTTGCATGGCATCTGGCTGGCCTTCATCCCAGCCTTCAAGTTCCCATTCGCATTCTTCACAGATGAGAAATTCCCCATCTGTTTCATTAGCGATCCATTGGCAATCGTCGCAACCATCGCGACCAAGTGTGTCCCATTTTTTGTTCATGATAATTCTCCTAAGAAATTTTCAGTTTTTTGGGATCGATTGTTGCAATCCCAATTTTGCGAAGTGATGAGCGAACCGAAGCCGCATCATCGAACATTATTTTGGAAGCCTTGGCAAACTGTTTTAGCGAAAAAAACTGTTTTAGCTGTTTAGCTTTTAGTTGACCATCAGGTTCCATATTTCCTTTTGGACGTGAAATAATCTTGTGAGGATTAATTCCATTGTCCATCAAAAATTCATAATCAGCTTCTGTCATATTTCTGGCAGTGCAGACCATGACATAATCGCCACGCTTGTGACGTTTGCGAATTTGCTGTGCTAATGGCAGAACCTGATCTTCAAAGATTTTTTCTGGTGTAGCATTCTCAAACCAGTGAGCCAAATTTAGGGTTCCATCTGGAAGAGTAGCTTGACGGTGTGAACTGTCAATGATTGTTCCATCTAGATCGAAGATTGTGATATTTTTGATTGTCATAATTCAATTCCTTTAGTTGTTTATCTTATAGTATTAATATAAGGCATCTAGTCACAAAAATCAAGTCTTAATCGCATTTTTTGTGTATTTTTCTGGTAAGTGTGACATTTATGCAACACGGGCCGGGGCCGGGCTAAATGGTTGTTTTTGTTGGCAAAACTTGTCAAGAAAAAAAGGCGCATTACGCGCCTTTTAGTTCAAACATTTCCCAAATATGCGACTGAAAATCGCGTGGGGATTTGACGATACGCAATTTTTTCTTTCGCTTGAGGATCTTCATCAAAATTTGCGCTTCAATTCGCGTATCATCATACGCTGTGTGCGCTTCGATAAAATCTGGCATCTGCATCTCAAAACGATAAACATTTTGAGCAGTTGTCGATTTGAAACGCCCTGACGCTGTAAGCGGTGCATCATAAGCCTTTGGTGCGCTTGTTGCCCAGTTGCCCCAAATATCGAGCAGATCAACCTTGTGTCTCAAAAATGGCTTGCCTGTCATCGTCTGAGAGGTAGAGCCTAAAACGCGGCAGTCAAATGATGCGTTATAAGCGCAAAGAATGATCCGATAATTTTGAGCCTTGAGCCATGATAGATGAGCATTGAACAAACGGCGACCAGCGGCAAAGGTTGTCACCTTGTGAACGCCATGACGCTGACGCTTGGCATAGCCAGCAATTTTGTTGACGTAGTATGGCTTCTCTTTAGTGATCACATCAAGAAAATTAAGATCACCTGAACCGATAACATCACCGCGCTTGGTGATGGTAGTCCAGCCAAAATCAAAAACCAGTCCATTGCGGAATGAGGTTTCAGTATCCATGACAACATAAGCATTTTTTTGAACAGTCATAACCAATCCTTTTCTCTGTTACCCTATTAATATAGGGTCTAATGGGTCAAAAGTCAAGGGGTGCGCGTAAAAAAGTTTTGTTTGTTTTCAAAGGGTTGTGATTTTTTTGCAAATTAATTTTTCTTTTGTTTTCAATGACTTACACCACCCCCCGGGGCCCCGCTAACCTTTTGTTTTTATTGGTGTAAATGCCCTTTCATTATGCAGCTTTGCGAGGCTTACGCGTGAGGTGACGACCCGAATTTGGGTATTTTTTGCCTGTGATTTTTTCGGCTTTGGCGACGAATTGTGCCATTTTTTTGAGATGAGCAACGTCATGAGATAGCATCCTTATGATCTGAAGTTTAGAAAATTGAAAACGGCAATGCGATTCAATCGCTCTGATTAGCAATAATTTTCTTTTCATGTTTGCGTTCCTTTTTCGGGTTGCGTTTTTTGGAAGCCACAACCTGAGAGCGAAATGCTCTCAAGTTGCGTGCGATTGGGTTGCGAGGTTTAATTCGCATTGAAGTGACCGATCAAATCATTGATCGCCTCTTTTGTTGCGCCCATAAAACCAGTGACTGGAAAAGGCGCGACTGACTCAAGTTGAATGAGCAGTTCCTTTTTTGTAGGTTCATCAGTTTTACGAGCCGTCTTTTTTGGTGCGGCAACGTATACGCCTTCACGCACCAGCTTTGAACGAACAGAGCGCACCGACTTTTCGATGGAATTTGCGATGGTCTGAACATCAACGCCAGACTGATAGTCCTCAATGATGCGAGCAGTCATTTCAGCGGTATAGTTAGGATTTTTCATAGTAGCAACCTTTCGTTTTGCGTTTCGTTATATATTATATATAAGGCAACTGACCCCAAAAGTCAAGAGGGGTAGGTCACTTTTTTTCATCTTTTTATCCTTTCAAATCAAAGGGTTACGATTTTTTTTAAATTAATTTTGTCAATGATTTCAATGACTTACGGCGCGGGGCCGGGGCCCACTTAACTGTTTGATAACATTACCTATTTTGATTTACAACCTCTAGTTATAAATCAACCCATATATTGCAATTATCAACAGCAAAGCATTAGTAATCATGATAGGCTTATCTGAGTTCTGCCACCCATGAACCAGCCAAGCACAAGCGGCAAACACACCCATGATTAAAGCCCATTGAGGCGCGCCGTTTGCTAACGCGCTCATTTGCCATACAACAAGAATAGTTCCGAGATATCCAAACATTAGAAATCCTTCCCTTTTAGTTTTTCATCTAAGAGATGAAGATACATTGCTGAGTTAAGAAATCCAACAACACTGATCAAGCAACCTAGTGCCATTGTATAACTTTCTGGTGACTCAATCAAGCCAGCCCCGAATATGAAAAGAAAAAAGCCAGCGATAACTTGAGAGATACAAAAAATAACAAACATGATTAAGCAACCTTTCTGTTGACTGTATCAGGATGGATAACTGTAATCCCGATTTTTCTAAGAGTTGATCTGACTGAATCAGCATCATCAAACATGATGGCATTTTTACCTTTGAATTGCTTCAGTGATAAAAATGAGTTGAGTTGTTTCTTTTTGAGTTGAGCATCAGGTTCCATATTTCCTGATGGGCGACTGATAATCTTATCAACGCAGATACCATTTTCCATAAGAAACTCATAATCTGCATGAGATAAAACCCTAGCAGTGCAGATAATGGTATAGGCACGCTTGCCAATTTTAGAAACTAAATGACCAAGAGGTAAAACCTGATCCTGAAAGATTTTTTCAGGCGTTGCATTTTCAATCCAAGCATCCAGATTAAGCGTGCCATCTGCATGAGTAGCATGGCGATGCGAACTGTCAATGGTGGTTCCATCGAGGTCAAAAATTACGATATTGTCAAACATGGTAGTCCTTTCGTTTAATTATCTTATAGTGTTAATATAGGGATTTGAAAGGCAAAAGTCAATAGGCAGAGTGAAAAAAGTTTTGTTTGTTTTCAATGACTTAGAAATTAAATTTGTTAACCCTTTCAAGAGGTTAGCGCCTGCTATCTGTTCACGTTTTGTTCCGCTGGCGCGTCAAGCCCGTAACCCCTTGTTTTTATTGATAAAAACAGAGGCCCGGGGCTGGGCTAACCCTTTGAATTAAAAGGGTTTTCCCAGTCCTATCGTAAACCGTTGATGTAGGCGCGGAAAGCACGGCGACCAGCTTTCCATTTCTTGACGGAACCTGAAGGCTTGGCTGGTGAGAGTTTTGGTGTTTCAATTTTATTTTTGATCGTTGTATTGCAAACATAGCAAAGAACCTGCAAATTTTCAATATCGTCTGATCCGCCTTTTGATTGCGGGACAACATGGTCAATTTGCAGTGCTTCATGATCAGTGCAACCGCAAGCCGCGCAACAGTGATTGTAATCGGCGAGAACCTGCTGGCGGACCTTGTTGGATTTAATGTTAGCCATTTTTAAATCTCCTGTTTAACAGCTTATATATTATATATAAGGCATATAGTCATAGATTGCAAGGGCAAAAAGCAATTAATTTGCATTTTTTTCGCTTTTTTGCGTCAACAATTTGACAGCAAAAGGTGGGCGGTTAGTCGGACTTGTCAAGTTTCTGACGCAGTGGCTACATGCACACGGCCTCGACCTGGGAAATTCTGAAAATCACTGTAATTTCTTGACATCCCTTAAAGGGAAGTGTAATATAGACTTAAGTTGAAATCCGTTCTGTAATGGAATCCAAAAAAATTTTACAAGGTGAATTTTTAAAAAATGACAGAAAAGTTTAGGTACGGACCGTTAGTTTATAATTGCTTTGGAGAAGATGATGATTCTGGTAATTATTGGCATAGCGGAAATCCACCTGTTGGTTATGAAGAACCTTCTGGTATTTATAAAATACCGGTAGATGCATTAGGTAATCAATGCCTTCCAGGTGAGTGCATACTTCATCCTAACTGTAGGGTAGAAGTGTGGGACGACCACGTCGTCTTAGGTAAAATTCCTAACCTCGATTGGTGTCGATCATGGTTTGAAGATAATTTTTTGATTATAGAGGATTGGGATCTTTGTCGGTATGTATTAAGATGGGTTTGGTGGAATTATAAACATAAAGACTCATGGAAATCATGGAGTGCAGGTAAATCTAAAGAAGAAATGATTAGCGAGATATGGCCCGACGTACACAAATTATAGACGCTTTAGTTGATCATTTAGCTCAAAATACTGATGCTTTACCAAGCAACGTTACTAAACGCTATGCTTATTTAGATGAAGTTAACGATTTCCCTGCGATTACTCTTATTTCAAGATCTGAATCGAGAGAACAACGAGGTGCTGGCAGAAAGCTTGCTTTAATTGAAATATCTGTAAGAGGATATATATATGATGGTAGTGACGCGATGGGAGTTGCAGAACAGTTCGCTTTTAGTATTGAATCGGCAATTGAAACTTTTCAAGATAATTTTGCTTCACTAGCTGTAGAAGAGGCTCGAGTTGCAGAGGTGAGAACTGATGAGGGGTTATTTCAGCCTTACGGAATTGTAGATATGCAGATTCAAATTTTATATGATGTGGAGATTACAACATGACCAAATCAAATACAACTGTGATTACCACTGTTGATGCACTAAACCGCAGCTTAGAGGCTCCGCCTCTTGATCCGGTGATGCTTGCGATCGCTAATGACTATCTGAGCGGCAAGGCGATTGATCAGCTGGCAGATGAGTATGGTATCTCTGAGGATCGCGTGACTTCAGTGATTGAAAAGAAAGAGGTAAAAAACTATATTGATTCAGTGTTCGCTACGCAAGGATATCTTAATCGTATCAAACGTATTAACCTCATCAATTCGGTGATAGAT